GAGCAGGTCCGCTGCGCGGGTGATCTGAACCATGATGTCTCCAGACATGCGAAAGCCCGCGCACGGGCGGGAACTGAAAGGGGCCTGGCGCGGGCCGAACGACCGGTCAGGAAACCGGGTGGCAGAAGATCTCGTAGGTGGCGCCCATGCGGCGCAGGTCTGGGTTCTCATACGGTCGCCAGGCAGGCGCCGAGATCGTCGCCACCCGCCCGAAGACAGCCCTGGGGGTCTGGACGCCACGCAGTCGTTCGACAAGTTCGTGACGCGTCTGCCGGGCGAGCAGTGAGGCGCCAGCCCGATCTGCGGCGTAGCTGTCGACTGTGACAAGGGCCCGGTCCAGACGGATACCGTCATCCTCGCCGCCGATCCGCTGTACCTGGTTAACCGGCAGCACGTCGAGCAGGTTGGCCGGCAGGTCGGTGAGATGCCGCACCTTAAGGGCGGCCGCGAGGTATGCAATCAGCTCGGCCTCAACGTCCGGCCACATCAGTTCGGCCCACCTGTTTGCGCGGCCCGCAGAAGGACGTGATGCGCGGGGACGCGTTCGGTGCCGTACTCCACCCAGCGGGCGTAGTACGCGGTGTTACGAACGTAGGCCACGGCTCGGTCACGCCGGCGGCCACCGCGGGCGGTACTGTCCGTCTCCCAGCTGGCCTTGTAGTGCCCCGGGTCGGGGCTGTTCTCATCGACAGGGGACGTCGCCTGGGCGATCGTCTTGATGCGCTCTGCTCGCCGCAGCATCTCTGCCTGCATGCCGGGCATCCTCAGCATCTGCCCGATGCCCTTACGCTTCGCCCTGAACCTGGCAGCCATGCTTCCTGCTCTCCTATCCAGTGACGAGTTCGAGGGCGGCGACTACCGGGCCAGTCGAACCGGTGAACGGCGACCGGAACGATCCAGGGAGGCCTTCGACCTCGTACAGTTGCCCGCCCACGCGGATCCTGTCGGTTGCCCGAATGTCGGTTCCGTAGGGGGCGTACAGGGTGAAGCCCGTGATGACGGTGTCGCGTGCATCAGTGAGCTCGGTGGACCCGCCCGTCCCGCTCCGGGGAGCGAAGGCGCAGCCAGATATGAGGATCTCGATGGGAGGGCCCGGCTTGTCGTTGCCGTACTCGTCCCGCGTCGGCGGTCCTGACCGGACGATGGTGACGACGTCACCGTGCGGCAGCTCGTGCACCGGCCACCTCCTCCACTGCGGTGCACCACGCGGCCAGATCCTCGGCGGGATCGAGTTCGGCGCTGCGAGCCCGTGCACGCTTGGAGGCAAGCCGGTACTCGGCCGCGTCCGTCAGGAGCCGTCGCAGAGCCGTCACCCAGGCCTCAGTGTCGCTGCGGTCGACGAAGATGCCGGCCTCACCGAGGGATTCGCACAGGCCGCGGGTGGGGTGCGCCAGCACCGGAATGCCGGACGCCATGGCCTCCACGCCGGTGCGACCCCACGATTCGTACCGTGACGGCATGATCAGCACGCGGGTTCGGCGGTAGACCTTGGCGGCCATCTCGTCACCGGGCACATGGCCGATGATCTCCACGTTCGGCAGATCCGGCAGGAGCTGCTCTCCGTAGGCCCCTTGCACCGCGAGGAACTGCTGGTCGGGCATCCGCTGCGCCAGTTCGGCGAGTAGCCGACCGCCCTTGTCCTCGTTGCAGTTGATGAGCGTCACGGCCTGGCCCGTTTTCGTCACGTACCGCTTCGCGTGCACCGGCGGGCGCACGACCAGGGTTCGTTGCGGCTTGACGCCGGCCGGGAACTCGGCGAAGAACAGGTCTGCTTCGCTGCTCATCCACTGCGAGTTGTAGACGGCCAGGGCGGTCGCCCCGGACGCCACGTCCCGCAGGGTCGGACGGTGGTCGTTGTGGCAGACCACCACCATCGGCTTCCCGAACCCGCGGGCGAGTGCAGCCGTAGTGGGCACGCACTCCAGGTGAGACACAAGGACGTCCGCCCTGCGGGCCTGGGACGGGAAGTCCAGGCGAGCCGTCGACGGCACCACCCGGATGCCGCCGTACTCGTAGACGTCAACCGCCCTGCCCCGCCGCGACAGCCACACCTCCACGTCGTGCCCTCGCTCTGCCAGGGCCTGGAGCATGCAGGCGAGCATGTGCTCGGCGCCGGCGTTGTGTTCGGGAGGCATCGCGTGGACTCGGGCCACGATCCGCAGGGGCTTGCTCATCGCCACCTCGCCATCGTCATCCCGGCCTTACGCCGGTAGCCGGCGAGCTCGAGCATGCGCCGGTCGTCGTCGGTCATCGTGACCGCGGTCCCGACCCCTGACCCGTCTGTGCGGTAGCTGTAGGGGCCGATCGTCTCCCCGGTGACGCCGCCCGCCATGGTGGGCGAGGTCAGGGTGCGCAGTGCCATGCGGGCCACCACGGCAATGATGGCTGCAGGGACTTCGGCTGCGCCGTGGCTGTAGGTCACGCGGTAGGTGCCGGGGTAGGACTCGTATTCTTCGTCGGCCCAGAGTTCGGGCAGGTTGATGGCGGCGCTTTCCGGCGCTGTGCGGATGGTGTCGATACCGTCCCATCTCCAGCCGATCACTGGCAGGTCGGGGGCTCCTCCCGCGCCTACAGCTACCACGGCGGTGACTGCCAGGACGGGCGACTGAGGGAGGCGTATCTCCCCCTGTTGGGCTCGCACGACGGCGGTGTCGTCGTCAGTGCGGCTGAAGGTTCTGCCCGTGAAGGAGCGGACGAGCGCTGAGGCATCCGCGAGGAGCGCCTGAGCTCTCGTCTCTTCCTGGGCCGTCAGGGGGCGCCCGAGCCGGTCTTGGAGGTCCGCGGCGCTAGCGAGGGATTCCATGCTTGACCACTCCCTCCATGGCTGTGCACCAGACATCGAGTTCGGCTGCTGGATCGAGCGCTGCCGCACGGGCCGTCGCCACCGCCGACGCCTGCTTGTAGACGGGAGGCGCGGAGAGTTGCCGGATGGCGGCTTCCCACGCTTCCGGGTCGTCACGGTCGCAGAAGGTTCCTGCGTCGCCGAGCGCCTCCGTAAGGCCGGGTGTCGGATGGGCGATCACGGGGATCCCTGAGCACATGGCCTCTACTGCGACGCGGCCATAGGACTCGTACACCGACGGTACGAGGAGGAGCTTGGTGCGGGCGTAGACGTCTTTCGCCATGCGGTTGCCGGGCGTGTGCGGCATGACCTCCACGTTCGGCAGGTCATCGCGGACGATCTGCTGCCCGTAGCCGCCGACCACGCCCAGGAACTTTCGGCGGGGCATCCGCTCCGCCAGGGCGTAGAAAACCTCCGCGCCCTTCTCCGCCGTGAGGTTGATCAGCGCGATCCGGTCTCCGGGAGTTGCCCGGTAGTCGTCCACGGTCACCGGAGGGTGCACCGTGATGCCCCACGGCATCGGACGATCCCCCCGGTGAATCCGCCACCAGGCTTCCGCGTCCGCCCTCATCCACGCCGTGTTGTACACCACGAGGGTGGGCGAGCCCTTCACCAGCCACGCCTTCGACTTCTCGAAGGTGTTGTGCAGCAGGTGCACGACCGGGATGCGGTGCAGTTCTCCCAGCACGGACGCCCTGGGGGTGTTCTCCAGATGCGTCACGATCACCTGGGCGCGACCGTCACCCCGTAGCCACGGCCCAGGGTCGCTCTTACCGCGGTACGGGTGCACCCGGACACCGTCGATCTCGTAGACGTCTTCTCCCGCCGCAGGCTGCGACAGTAGAACGTCCACGGCGTGGCCGCGTGCAGCAAGTTCACGCAGCAGGCTGTGAGCCGCCCATTCGGCTCCCGCGTTGTGGGCCGGGGGGTAGGCGTGCAGCATTGCCAAGACCCGCACGAGGACTCCGATCTGCGCCTGGCCGACAGCCGGATGGCTGCCGGCCAGGCCCGGGTCAGGATGCGGCCGTGGTCGTCTGCACGGCGGCGAACGGGGACCTGGTCGCCGAGTTGGTGTTGAGGCGCGTCGCCGGGTTGGCCGTGGCGAACGCCACCCGCATCACCACGCGCATGGCGACGGAGTCCTGCTGCATCAGGTTGAGGACGACCTTGCCGTCGTCGTCGGAGATGACGCCCTCGGTGAACAGCTTGAAGCTGATGTCCTGGCGCACGCCCACGATCGCCTTCGACCAGTCGCCCATCAGCAGCTCGGCCTCGGACATGTCCCAGGCGCCGTTGGTGAGCTCCGACATCGGGTAGCCGTACAGGGTGCCGCCCAACTGCCCCTGCAGGTTCGGCTGGTAGATCGGCACCCCCTGCTCGGACCGCATGGTGTTCAGCTTCCACGTCAGGCCGGGCCGGCTGATGAAGCCGTTCACCGCGAAGCCGTCCGCGGCCACCTTCCCGGCGGCCTCCGCGACGTCGACGGCGAAGTCGACGCCGGCGCCGGAGATGACCGTGTTGCCCGCGGCCACTGCGGACTGGTAGACGGCAGCCGGCCACGTCGACGGCTTGTCCAGGCCGAACAGGCCCGCGGCGTCGAGCTTGGCGCCGATGGCCTCCACGAGCCGCGGCCGGACCTCGTTCCAGATCGGCATCTGGGCGTCGTCGAGGTACGCCTCCGGGATCGGGACGATCGCGGCGATCTCCTCGGCGACCAGGTCGACGTTCTTCCAGTCCTGCGACGTGGTCTGCTTCAGCCCGGTGTCGCCACCGACGAAGTAGGCCAGCGGCAGCACGTCGAGGACGGGCTGCCGCTGGGTCTTGGACGACATCGGCACCCTGCGGGCGCGCTGCAGGAGCGCCGAAGCGCCCGGCAGGTCCTGGATGATGTCGGCGGACACCGGCTCGGGGACGAGCGGGTCGTTGCTGGCGTCCCGGCTGTTGAGCGAGTTG